AGGATACCTTTTGAGCTTTGCCGGAGCTTTGCTCGCGGGAATGGAGCTCTCGGCAAACGGCCGCCCCGACCTTTCAGCACTCCAGTCCCGGTCGGGGCGGCCATCCGTGCAACAAACCAGGGAGAAATGGGAATGGCAGAACCTACCGCACTACGAACCGCCAATGATGCGCCGAAAAACAATCGGCCAAGAATGCTTGCCGTCATCGAATGCTTTGACACCGCATTCGAGGCAATGACCCGCGCCAATCAAATCCTCGGCTCGATCATGCTCGATATCGAGAAAGGCTCCGATTGGATGGTCAAATTCCGCGATGGTCTGGTAGCGACTATCGAAGGAGCCGGCGGCGACGTGACCCAGGCCGTTGAGGGTCAGATCCGCGATTTCATCGGCAATAAGCAGAAATATCAGCAACCGCAAAACACAGAAGGAAACTAGCAATGGCTGAAGTAGCTGTCACTATAGTTGGATTTGTTGCGCCGCTGGGCAAATCGGCTGAAGACCAGCCATACCCGGCAGTGATAACGGGTAGATTGAGCAAAACGGGGCTTGGAATAGGCGGAGGTCCAATACCGCCGCCCGCTGGTGGTGTACCGGTATACCCTGCACACCCGATTGTTCTCCCGCCTGAGATCTCGGGACCGCCGGGGCCATGGCCGACCCCGCCGATTTATCTGCCGCCAGATCCGGGTCATCCACCGCCACTACTTCCAACACATCCAATAGTGTTGCCGCCGATCGACATTCCGCCGCCGGATGGAGGTGAGCAGGACAAGTGGCAAGTTCAGACTTATTGGACACCCGAGACCGGCTGGGGCGTGGCAATCGTGCCGGGACCGGGACACCCTGGAGTGCCAACCCCAGCAAAAAAGTAGCAAGGCGCCGGCGTAAGAAATGACTCAGTCTTTCACAGACTGGCAGTACTTCGAGAAGTCCCCCGAGGGCTTTGTCCTCACTGCGTTCCCTTGGGGGCAACCAGGCTCGGTCCTCCATCATCGCACTCTCGAACAGTGGCAACGAGCCTTCCTTCGCTCCATTGGGGAAGGTCTTAAGACACCAGAGATAGCGATTCGTGAGGCGGCTGTAAGCGGTAACGGCGTCGGGAAGTCCACCCTTGTTGCCTGGATCATCCTCTGGGCGTTATGCACCAAGGCTGACACTCGCGGCGTCGTTACTGCTAACACCGAAACGCAGCTCAAGACCAAGACCTGGGCGGAGCTGGGAAAATGGTATAACCTATTCAAGGGTAAAGACAGCGTTAAGCTCACAGCCACTGCAATCTTCGTCCGCGATGACGACCACGAGCGGACTTGGAGAATTGACATGGTTCCGTGGTCGGAGAATAACGCTGTCGCCTTTCAGGGCCTTCACAACGAAGGCAAACGATTGCTGATGATCTACGACGAAGCGAGCGCTATACCGGACCCTATATGGGAGGCAGGGGACGGATGTATGACGGACAAAGACACCGAACGAGTATGGTGTGTATTTGGGAACCCCAACTTGCCGAAGGGCCGCTTCCGCGAGTGTTTTCCTGGTGGACGCTTCTCGACGGTCTGGCACAGCCGGTGCGTAGACTCGAGGACGATCAGCTTTACTGATAAGGGCGAACTCAATCGATGGGTGCAGGAATATGGAGAGGACAACGACTTCGTCAGGGTTCGTGTCCGTGGCGTATTCCCTCGTGCCGGAACGATGCAGTTTATCGACGACGAGGTCGCCAGTCAAGCTGCGCAACGGGAACCTGGCGTACACCTTTACGACCCCCTCATTCTCGGAGTCGATGTCGCTCGTTTTGGTGACGACGCAAGCGTTATCTACATCAGAAAAGGAAGAGATGGCCGAACGATTGCTCCACTACAGTTCAGGGGGCTGGATACAATGACCCTAGCTGGAAAGGTAGCAGAGACCTATGCTCGATACTCAGCAGACGCAGTATTCGTTGATGGAGGAGGTGTTGGTGGGGGCGTCATTGATCGCCTTCGTCAACTGCATGTTCCCGTTATGGATGTGCAGTTTGGTGGTAAACCAGATGGACTTGGCTTTCTTACCGGCGATGAAGGAGTCAAGTACGCGAATAAGCGCGCTGAGATCTGGGGTTCCATGCGAGCCTGGCTCAAGTCTGGAGGGTCTATCCCACATGACCAAGAACTAACCCAACAACTGACTAACGTTCAGTACGCTTTTAATCTGAGGAATGAGATTCAGTTGGAGCGGAAGGAGGACATGAAGAAGCGCGGGCTTTCGTCCCCTGACATTGCAGACGCACTAGCCATAACGTTTGCTCAGTATGTTTCGCCGCATATGATGGCTGGACGCGAAGGTCCGCGCAAGTCCCTGGTCGAATCCGAGTACGATCCATTCGCGCCGACGCACCATGACTACAACCCCTTCAATCCAGAGGCCGAAGATGTTCAGCGCACCTAGCCCTCCACCGCTTCCAGCGCCTCCCCCGCCACCACCCTCACCACCGATCTACGGAGCGGAACAGCCGAGGGGCGCATTGGGTGCGCCGAGACCGGGGCGAACCGGGGTCGGACAGAACCAAACGGTGCTCGGAGGAGCGCTCGCGCCGGGAGCACTCGGGGCTCCGGGACTGACAGGAGGAACCCTCCTTGGCTCTTGATCGACAAGTCGAGTTAGCGATGGACGCTATGCAGGCGTCGCATGACGCCATGCTAGGGCATATGGCCTTAATAAGAGAATCTATTCAAGGGATCGGCCATCCTCCTGACATTGTTGAAGAGAAGCCAGAAGGTGGATACACGGAACCTGGTGCCAAGCGATGGCAAGGCTTCGAGAGCCGATTCCCAAAGGACGTTATTGACCCAGAGAAGGCTAAGGGCACTCCAATAGAGCCAGGCACTGAAGTGCAGCCAGAGACTCCAGTTTCGCCTGGGTCGCAGGTCGCTGGCGACGTTGTCCCTATTCAGCGCAAGGAACCCATCCAGTTATGGAATGTGGAGAAGCCAGCTGGTTTCCAAACGGAGAGCCCGGAACATGCTGGCGCTGTGGCCAGTGGAGTACTCAGAGGCTCACTCCACATTCTTAAACCCACTCCAACGGAGGGTAAGTAATGGCAAAAGCAGGTAAGCATCCCGCGCACGCACACATCGCCAAGGCGAAACAGGCTATGCAGCAGCACCACGATCAGATCCAATCGATGCTGGACCAGGTCGCGCAGTCCCTGCCCCAAGACCAAGAACAGCCGCAGCAACCTGGCTTACCCCCACAGAAGGGTGGCCCTATGCCAGGCGGAATGTCGCCGTTAGGAGGTAAAGCCATTGGCTGAGCGCCTCGTAAACGTCAAGATCGACAATAAGCCGTACCAGGTCCATTGGCGGATGCCTGACGAGCCGACGCTGAAGCTACGTGAGCATGTGAATGGTCGCCTCATCGGACTTCGCACTAATCGCTATTCTTGGTGGGTTCATTGGCGCGAGTGTGCTGATTATATTCTTCCTCGCCGTTACAAGTGGCTCATCACACCAAACCAAATGGCGCGAGGCTCTCCTATTAATCAGCATATCCTTGATAGTACTGGTACTCTTGCTGCTCGCAATCTTGCCGCTGGTTTAATGACAGGATGCACGGACCCAACGAAGTCATGGTTTCACCTGAAGATCGGCTACATCGATTCCACCCAGACCAACCCAATCTCACTGTGGCTGGCCGAGTGCGAACGCATCCTGATGATGGTATTCCAGGAGTCAAACTTCTATACTTGTATGGCGGTCCTATACTTCGACCTCGTAGTCTTTGGAACGGGAGTAATGGTTATTTACGAGGACTACGATGACGTCATTACCTGTTACAATCCTTGTCCAGGAGAGTATTATCTTGAAGCTTCTGACACAATTAAGGTCAACGCCCTATACAGAGAGTTCACCTATACTGTCTCTCAGGTCGTTGAGCGGTTCGGTATTGACAATGTCTCTCCAGCAGTCAGGGTCCTCTATAACATGGGAGGGGCATCTCTCACGCGAGAAATCGTCGTAGCGCACGCTATAGAGCCGAATAAGGACTATAGAAAGTTCGACATTCCTAGCCACTTTAAGTGGCGAGAGGTTTATTGGGAATGGGCGGGGAGCGCTGCACCGCAAGGGGGCGCGAGCTACTCTCCAGGTGTTCTATATAAGGGGGGTTTCCATGAGCAAAACTTCATTGCGCCTAGATGGGACATTGTCGCAAACGACGCTTACGGTCGCAGTCCTGGAATGGACGCTTTGCCAGATATTAAACAACTCCAACTTGAGGTCAAGCGAAAAGCTCAGGCTATTGACAAGCTTGTCAATCCTCCGATGGTTGCGGATATCCAACTCAAGAATCAACCAGCATCTCTCCTCCCAGGGGGTATGACCTATGTCGCGGGCCTCATGGCAAACTCCAGACCGGGTTTTGCACCTGTCTACCAGGTCCAGCCTCCCGTTAAAGAGATCATGGAGGACCTCAACGAAGTCCGCGAGCGAATCAAAGACATCTTCTTCAACAACCTCTTCCAGACAATCTCACAATTCGAGACGCGCTCTAATGTCACGGCTGCGGAGATCGATGCAAGACGAGCTGAGTCAATGATTATGCTCGGGCCAGTCCTCGAGCGGATAATCGGTGAAGGCCTGAAAATCGCAGTTAATAGGGCCTTCGAGATCGCCTCTCGGAGCGGAATCCTCCCGCCCGCTCCGAGCCAGGTGCAAGGGAAAGAGATCGAGATAGACTTCGTTAGCATGTTGGAGACAGCACAGAATGCGAGTCAAATGGCAGGAATCGAGAGAATCTTTCAGCTGGCTGGAAACCTCGCAGGTGTCGATCCGGCCGCCCTCGACAATGTTGACTTCGACTTCGGAATCCAGAAGGCGAGTTCACTTCTTCACAATGATCCAAAGCTTATACGATCTCCCGCTATGCTCGCCCAAATGCGCAAGCAGAAACAGGATCAAATGCAACAAGCTCAGTTAGCGCAGCATGCCGACACGGCGCAGAAGCTAGCGCAAGGAGCGCAGACGCTATCGCAAACCGATGTAGGTGGTGGTCAGAACGCTCTCCAAGCCATGATGGGAGAAATACCAGGTGCCGCTTGATCTTAATGATCCTCGGGTTGTTAAGGAACTGGAGAAGGCCCACAAGGCCTACACCAGCCAGGACGGTGATGTCCTGAAGAACCTGATGAAAACGATGGCAGGGCGAGCCTTCGTTTGGCGCAAGCTTGGCCCTATCCTATTTGGTTCTGCCTTCAACGAGAACCCTTACAGCATGGCCTACAACGTAGGTATCCAACGCCAGAGTGTCGCACTCTTTGGCGACATCTCAAAGTACTGCCCCGAAGAATTAACTCTAATGATGAGAGAAGCCCATGAGCGAGACGCCTCAATTGAGTCCGCAACCGAATCAGCCGGACGCCCGGACAGAGACAGGGGAGATCAAGGATCAGACGAGTACCAGCTCGATCTCTACCGCGATCTCGCCACCGGAAAAATCTCCGTCGAGTACGAGCCCGGCTCCGACGAAGCCTTCGGTTCTTAACGAGCCTCGCGCGCCCGCTCGGACTGGTGCCCCGGATTCATATGCGGAGTTTAAGGCTCCGGAAGGCTTCACGTTCCAAATCGATTCTGACCGCATGAAGGATGTCCACTCTACATTCAAGGAGTTAGGCTTGACTCAGGCGGAAGGACAAAGGCTCATGGACCTCTACGGTAAGGAAATCGCAGAGGCCGAGACGGCGCCATACCGTGTCTGGCAGGACCAGCAGGAGAAATGGCGATCGGAGATCCAGACAGACCCCGAGATCGGTGGTAAGCTGGATCAAGTCAGGGAAACCGTAGCGAGAGCTATCGATGGCCTTGGCGACCCTAAGCTAGCAAGGGAGTTCAGGGAAGCTATGGAGTTTACAGGTGCGGGGAATAACCCAGCGTTTATCCGCGCCTTCTATAAGCTTTCTCAAAAGGTCACTGAGGGCAAAGCTGCGGTAGGCGGACAACCTCTGCCAGCAGCTGCTCGACCAGGGGCCAGACCTTCCCTCGCTCAATCAATGTACCCAGGATTGCCCTCAGCGGGCTAGAAAGGAGTTAAGCTATGGCTACCGTAGGTTCGATAGCTCTTACCTACGCCGATTGGGCCAAGCGAATGGATGACGGCTACGAGGTCGCCGGAATCATCGAACTGCTCTCACAGACCAACGAAGTCCTTGAGGATATGTTGGTTATTGAGGGTAACTTGCCCACCGGCCACAAGACTACAGTACGCACAGGTCTCC